CACACATGAAAGAAACAAAGAACAAACTCCTAGTAATTGACGCCGACGTGGTTCTCTACCGCGCCTCGTTCCTTAGCGAAGAAGAAATCAAATGGGAAGATGATGTCTGGACGCTCCAGAGTAACTTTAACGAAGCCAAGGCGGCTGTTGACGACCAGATTGCTGGCTACTGCAAGACGCTCAGTAGTGACCGCATCATACTGGCGTTCTCTGACCGCTCTACGTTCCGTCACGACATGTGGCCAGCCTACAAGGGCAACCGCAAGGACAAGCGCAAGCCCCTCGGTATCTCCGCACTCAAGGAGTGGATGATGACAACCTACGAGTCCATCATCATGCCCAACCTCGAAGCGGATGACGTTTGCGGTATCCTGTGTACACGCGACCCCGAGAACACCGTAGCGGTTAGCATCGACAAGGACTTCAACACCCTGCCGATTACTTGGTACAACCCCAACGACGGCAAGCTGGTTACTATCACACCTGCCGAGGCTAACTTCTTCCACCTCATCCAATCTCTAACTGGCGACTCTACGGACGGCTTTGAGGGTATCAAGGGCGTAGGCCCGATGACCGCTCGGAAACTTCTCCACAAGCAGGGAGCCTATTGGGAAACCGTAGTTGAGGCTTACGAGAACAAGAAACTCACAGCCGACGATGCTCTGATGACTGCCCGTCTTGCGCGTATCCTGCGGGACGGTGATTACGACGAAGAAACCCACGAGGTGTCCCTGTGGCAGCCTAAGCTGGGTGAAAAAGCCAAGAACCAACAGATTCCCTTTTCCTGCTAGCTATGAACAAGATTGAAAAACAAGCCAACATTATAGAAGACGAACTTATGACGCAAAACACACTCCTCACTCAAGCCCTTGAAGCCTACTCAGCGGAAGCCGAGAGCGTCCTCCCCGACTCCGGGGAACGCTCCGAGTTCTCCACTGGAGCCGTAAGAGATGCCATGACGGGCAAAGGAACCCCCAGCCTTATCCCTATCGACGCTCTCCGGGCTGTCTCCAAGCGGTTCGAGGACGGAGCCACCAAGTATGGTCGCAACAACTGGAAAAAGGGCATCCCCCTGAGCCGCTACGTGGACTCCCTGTATCGCCACCTGTGGCAGTTCATGGAGGGCGACACCAGCGAAGACCACGGTGGTGCTGTTATCTGGAATGCCATGTGTTTAATCCAGACAAAGGAGTGGATTGAGCAGGGTAAACTCCCTAGTGAACTTAACGATTTGTAATAAACTACGTATGGTGATGGAGCGAAACAGCGAAACCGAATATCCGACAATCTCTAAGAGTCTTATAGAGGCTCTAGAGTCGTCGTACCCGGCAAAGGACTTCACCCCCGTGTCGGGTCATGCTGACCTTATGTACCACTATGGTCAGCGTTCCGTCGTAAACTTCCTAAAACATCAATACAAAATACAAAACGAGAACGTACTCCGCTAATATTATGTGCATGCCTAAAGCCCCCAAGATTCCAACTCCGCCACCTCCCCCGGCTCCACCTCCCCCACCCACCAAGGTGGCTCAGAAGGTAGAAAATACAGCCCTAAAGAAGCGTAATACAGCCTCTAAGAGTCGCGGTGTATCCGCTCTGACTGTTCGCCGTCCTTCCGTAAATACAGGAAGCTCTGGCATTGGCTCTAACGTACCCTACTAAACCCTATGGCATCTAAGACCCTCACAATCAACCACGCAGGTGGAGGCAGCGAAACCTACACCGTTAACCGCGACAAGTTTGCGGGGGTTCGACAGATGTCCGTAGACGGTCAAAGCGTAGAGGTAGACCACACAGCGGTTCCCAAAGAACAGTCCCGCGAGACCACCTTCGGGGGCACTCAGAGCATCACCATCAAGCGCGACATCGAGCCCCTCCTGACTAACGTAGTTGGTGGTGCTTCGGCTGCTTATAGCCTTCGCGACCTAAACGACAAAGCAGGGAACTCCAAGGTTGTTAAAGTAAGACGCTCCAGCGACCAAGCAGAAAAGACCTTTACAGCAAAGGAAGTCCCACAGATAGCCGATTGGGTTAACGGAAAGCAGGACACAACGCTTCCTGCTGACGTATCATCCGCAGCAGCGGCCTACAGTCTCCGCAAGGTTAAGTCGGACTACACAGGGAATGCTGTCCAGATTCGCCGGACTTCTGACAACGTAGAGGTCAACGTGGCCTTTGACTCCAATGGCGAGGTCAGCGATAGCTCTGGGATTACTAATGTTTTAGAGACACCCGACCAAGGCGACACCACAGCGACTACGCTCGCGGAGTTTTTGAATGAGAGTTTAGATAAAACCCAAGACGTTATCGACAATAACCGCTCTTATGGGTTTTGGTTTGCTTCATCGGGCGATGCAACAAATATTACAAGTTCAGATGAATTGGGCTTCCAGTTAAATGGTTCAGTAGGAAATTTTCATTTAACAAAAACTGGTGGTTCAGATTTTTTTGCACCCGTTGGTTCAAGAATTGTAATAACTTATAATGCTAGTAACAGTACGAGCATGCTACGTATTGTTGGCAAAGGCTCAAGCGGGGGTGGTTCTGACACGACTGATGTAGTTACTCTCGACAACGGAATCGGACATATAGCAACACTTACGCCTACGGAAATTACTCGTTGCCTTAGTGTTGGTGTAACTGGTACGGACGTATCTTTCAACATTACTAAGGTTGTTATCGAAAATCATAACGCATCTGTAGTCACTTGGTACGACCAGTCAGGCAATGGCAATCACGCAACGCAGGATGTTGCTGGGAACCAGCCGTTGATTGCTGAGAATGGTAGCTTGAATACGAAACTAGGAAAGACCGCCATCGACTTTACTACAGGCACTACCTTTTTGGATAGCGACGGTGTCAGTATAACCGAAAGCGAGGTTTCTTATTTCATACTCGGTCAGTTAGCTAAAGATGGAGCAACCAGTACCGAAGCCCGAAATAAGGCATTTTTATCGTTTACTTCTGACTCCACATATATCGCAAGCCCAAACTCTTCTAGCCAAACGGATTGGAGGCGTTTTAACTCCATACGAAATTTCTCATTAAATTTTCAAAAATTAAATACAACCAATCTTCACACCGCTATCGGGACTAGCTCGGGTGCTAACTATTATCTTAATGGGTCGTCTATTCATTCTGACTCCATTACTGGAACTAATTTTACTAGAACTGGCCTACGGATTGGCACTAAATTTAGTGTTACCTCTCACGACATGGAGGGCTATTTTTCTGAGTTCATCATCTACAACTCCGACCAATCCGCGAACCGCTTCAAAATCGAGAGCAACATCAACAACCACTACGGCATCTATACGGGTACTGAGGATGGCTTTGTTGAGACTTGGTACGACCAGTCGGGTAACAACAACCACGCAACGCAGACCTTCGAGGATAGCCAGCCGAGGATTGTTGAGGGTGGGCTTCTTGTTGAAAGAAACGGAAACCCAGCGGTTAAATCCACGTCCGATAATTTGTTGGAGTTTACTCTGGACTCCTTGTCATCCGATGGTCAGCAGTCCGTGTTTACTGTACTTGAGAACGATGTTACGTCGCAGGACGGTTTCGGTCGAGTCTTTCGAGCAGTAAGTACGACATCTAATGGAGGACTTCACAACAGACCTTGGTGGTATGGCTCTCTTTCTGGAGACTTGGTGTTTGCTGTAGGTACATCAGGTTCATACACTAACAGTGACAGAGAATATCGACTGTATTCGCACATAATGAACGATGATGCGGGCGGTACATCTACGGTTCACCAAGACGGGACACAGGTTGATACTCGCTCAATCACCCTAGACGCTAATCCTACCTTTAATGTAGGTCGAGTAGCAGGGGTCACATCAAACGCTACTGGAGCTTTGTATATGTCCGAGGTCGTCTACTACACCTCCGACCAATCCGCGAACCGTCCAGCAATCGAGAAGAACATCAACAATCATTACGAAATCTTCTAGACAAGTCTTGATTTAACTCCAACATATTACCCAATGAAGTACCTTATTTTTGACACCTATGAAGACGCCCTCGCTCGCTCTGAGCAAGAAGGCATCGCCAAGGGTCTTGCTTACCACAAGTCAGGCTCTGGCACTCGCTACGTAACAGCCCCTCGTGAAACCATTGATGGCAAGTGGGCTCTTCCCATAAACCTTTACAACCTCTCCGAAGCAGAGGAGGCAGCCACAGTAGATTCCTTTACGCCTCCTGCTTACGAAGACGAAATTTAACCCGACCTCTCGGCGCACTCCTTAGCCCCATCGGTTAGACGCTTACATTGAAGGCAGTCGCCCAGAGGTTCGGGCATTTTTATTATGCATACAGAGACCGCTCAATCGTTATACTCCAAGTTAGAAGGGAAGCGGTGGAACTACGTTGACCGCGCACGGGACGCCTCTAAGATTACACTCCCGTACATCATGCCACAGGACGGCTTCGGCCCTCACAGCAAGCTCGAAACGCCCTTCCAAGGCATCGGTGCTCGTGGCGTTAACAACCTAGCATCCAAGCTTCTGCTTGCTCTACTACCGCCCAACGCGCCCTTCTTTCGTCTTAATATTGACGCCTACGGCCTCGAATCAGAAGGCGCACCGCCCGAGCTAGCCACAGAACTTGAAACATCCCTCCAGCGTGTTGAGGATTCCCTTATGGATGAAATCACGCGGGAGAACTACAGAACCGCGCTCCACGAAGCCCTCAAGCACCTTATCGTGACCGGAAACGCCCTCCTCTACCTGCCTGACGAAGGCGGGATGCGCGTCTTCCATCTTGACCGCTTCTGTGTTGAGCGCGACCCTATGGGCAACGTTCTCTACATCTGCACCAAGGAAACCCTTAGCTACATGTCCCTTAGCGACGACCTCAAGGAACTCGCAGGTGCAAAGGGTGGTGAAGGTGCTGATGACCAAGTACACCTCTACACAGCAGTCTGCCGCAAGAGCGACCGCTGGGAAGTCTGGCAGGAAATCAACGGCAACCGTATTCCCGGCTCCGAGGGCTCCTATGCGCTCGACAAGAACCCTTTCATCCCTCTTCGGTTCTCCCGCATCGACGGCGAGGACTACGGACGTGGTTACGTTGAGGAATACCTCGGCGACCTCCAATCACTTGAGGGACTCACTAAGGCTATCGTAGAAGGCTCCGCTGCTGCTGCTAAGGTTCTGTTCCTCGTGAACCCCAACGGTACTACCCGCGCTAAGACTCTGGCTGACTCCCCCAACGGAGCTATCACTCAGGGCAACGCTAACGATGTGTCTGTTCTCCAGCTTGAGAAGTTCAACGACTTCCGTGTGGCCCAAGAGACCATCAACACAATCAAAGAGCGTCTCGGCCAATCCTTCCTGCTTACGTCCGGTGTTGTTCGTGACGCGGAGCGTGTGACAGCAGAGGAAATCCGTATGCTCTCTCAGGAGCTTGAGTCAGCCCTCGGCGGTCTTTACTCCCTCCTTAGCACCGAGCTACAGATGCCCCTTATCAATCGCCTTATGGACATCATGCGCCGTAAGAAGAAGCTACCCAAGCTTCCCAAGGAGCTAGTAAACCCTGTCATCATTACTGGCGTTGAGGCTCTGGGACGCGGTAACGACCTCCAGAAGCTCGACCTGTTCCTCGGCGGCGCCCAGCAGGTTGTCGGGCCAGAGGCCGTAGCTCAGTTCGTAAGCGTAGGTGAATACTTTAAGCGTCGTGCTACCGCACTTGGTATCAAGACGGAAGGACTCATTAAGTCCGAAGAACAAATGCAAATGGAAGCGCAACAAGCGCAGATGATGCAGATGACGGAGAAGCTTGGCCCAGCGGGTATCAAGGCTGTCTCTGACCAAGCATTGTCACAACAAGAACAACCTGTAAGCGAGGAATAAACCGATGGCAGAGACCTATACGACACAAGTAAACGAAGTAAACCCGGAGGAGAATATCTCTCTGGAGAAGCAAGCTGCTATGCAAGAAGAAGCAGCCAACCAGCGTAACCAAACGCTTGAGGCCAAGCCCGAAGAGGGCAAACAAGAAATCAAAGAAATCGTAAAAGAAGACGAAGCTCCAGAGCGTCCTGAGTGGCTCGACGAAAAGTTCGAGTCCGCAGAGGACATGGCGAAAGCCTACAAGGAACTTCAAAAGAAACTTTCAAACAAACCCAAGGAGACTAAAAAGAGTGCCGAAAAGTCAGAAGAACCCGCAGAGGCAGTTACTAATCTTAACACCACAATTAGCTCGGCAACTGAGGAGTTCTCAGAGTCGGGCGAACTTTCTGACAAGACTTTCGAGGCTCTGGAGGCGGCTGGTCTCCCTCGTGAGTTCGTAGAGCAATACCTAGCGGGCCAACAGGCTATTTCCGTAGCACAGGCTGCTGAAATCAAAGAGGCCGTTGGCGGTGTTGGTAACTACGAAGCCATGTCCGAATGGGCCGGTGAGAACCTTACAGACGCTGACCTTGACGCCTTCAACGCCCTTGTAGAGGGTGGCTCTGTGGAGCAAGCTCGTGTAGCCGTTAAGGGACTCTATGCGCAGTTCCTAGCTGCTGGTGGCAAAGGCCCAGAGCTTGTCCAAGGTGCTACCTCCGGGAGCGACGTAAAGCCGTTTGGTTCTGCCGCTCAAGTCACAGAAGCCATGAAAGACCCACGCTACTCCAATGACCCTGCTTATCGTGAGCAAGTCGAGAAGCGTCTGTCGGTATCCTCAATCTTCTAAGACATGTCTATAGAACTCTTATCAATGCTTGGAGGTGGCGTCACGGGTTTCGTGATGCGCCTCATAGCTTCCCAAGCGGAAGCACAGGGTAGGGCTCTTGAGTCTGCCCTAAAGCTCCAAGGAGCCGCTGACGACTCTGCTGACCGCGCTGCTGCCCGTAACGGTGGCGTGTGGGTCAGGCGTCTTATTGCTGTGAGCATCTTGTTCGCGGTAATCGTTGCGCCCTTTATTATGTCAATTATCGACGTTCCCGTGGCCCTTGAGAACCAGCGTACAGGTATCTTGAAGTTCCTTCTTGGGAATGGTGGATTTGAGCAAGTTGAAGGCTTTGTCCTGTTGCCAGAAGTTCGTCAGGGTATGCTTGCTCTGCTTAGTTTCTACTTTGGCTCCAGCGTCATTAAACGCTAGCACCCTTACTCTAGATGAATTTGTCAAACTCGTCCCTCTCTGGGAGACTCCGAAAGGTAGCCATCATACTATCATTGGAGACGGGGGCTACGCTTATGGCCTTTACCAGATTACTCAGAGCATGGTGGACGACTTCAACCGAATCTCCGGCGAAAAAGTTCGTCACGTCGTTGCGTTTGACCCTGTGTTTAGTCAGCGGCTTTGCAAGACTGTTCTGGAACACTATTCGAGGAAGATACTAGCGGAGGGTTATGAGCCCTCGCCTCTGCATTGGCTTTATATCTGGAATGGCGGTGGTGGAGCATGGAGACGTGTCCATCACCCCATTAACGACCAAAAACAACTCAACCTAGAAAGGTATGCCAAACGAGCATACGAGTACATAAATCAATTTCGTTCCCCAGCTAGGAGTAGCGAGCAGGCCCACCGAGGTGGACAACCTAGGAGTAAAACAAGCGAAGTGGAACACCTAAACCAACAAACCAATAAAAACTAAAATAGGAATAAATACATATCATGGCTGATACAACTGCATCCCGTTTGGGACAAGTAAACGCGTCTGGTGATGTAAACTCTCTGTTCCTGAAGGTGTTCTCCGGTGAAATCCTTACCACATTCGAGGAAATGAATGTGATGAAGGACTTGCACATGGTTCGCACCATCAGCAACGGTAAGTCTGCACAGTTCCCCGTAACTGGCATCGCTAACGCCAACTACCACACTGTCGGTGAAGACATCGTAGACGGAAGCAATGGCTACCTGTCTACAATCAAGCACGCTGAGCGTGTCATCTCTATTGATGACGTTCTCATCGCTTCTACCTTCATCGCTAACATCGACGAACTCAAGAACCACTACGACGTCCGTAGCATCTACGCTAAGGAACTCGGTAAGGCTCTTGCTAAGCGCTTCGACATCGCAACAATGAAGACTCTGGTTGCTGCTGCTTCCGGTACTTCTCCTATCGGCGGTAACAGCGGTACAACTGTTTCTGGCGCTACAACTAACACTGCTTCGGGTCTCGTTGACGCCCTCTACGCTGTTGCTCGCTCGCTTGACGAGAAGGACGCTCCAGACGAAGGCCGCTTCGCTATCCTCACTCCTGAGCAGTACTACACCCTGCTTACATCCGACAACGTTGCTATCAACCGCGACACTGGCGGCGTAGGTAATGTTGCTACCGGTAAGATTGCTCAAGTTGCTGGCATCAGCCTCTTCAAGAGCAACCACCTCAGCGACATTATCAGCCTTGGTGACGTTTCTACTGACGCTTCTGGCGACGGCTCCCAAGGCAACGACGTGTTCGGTGCTAGCGGTACTGGCTACAACGGTGACTTCTCTGACCTTACTGGAGGTGGAACCGGTGCGGGCATGAAGGGCTTCATTGCCGGTACTCGTGAGGCTATCGGTACTGTTAAGCTGCTCGACTTGGCTACCGAGTCTGAGTACCAAATCCAGCGTCAAGGAACCCTGTTCGTAGCTAAGTACGCTATGGGCCATGGCGTGCTCCGTCCTGAGTGCGCCGTTAAGGTCGTTCCTCCTGCCGCTCCTGCTGAGTAAACCCTAATCTCAACCGAGACCCCCTTGGGCCTATCCCCTTGGGGGTCTCATCTTTTTTAATTTTAATATCCATGCCCGATACCACCATTTCCACGACCCTGCGAGAGTCCGTCAATATTGTATTAGCGAACCTCGGAGAGACGCCCGTAAACTCTATTGCGTCCTCCTCGTCCCTGCCGCTTCATGTGTCGTTGGCCATCAACACCATTGAGGAAGTTAGCGCGGATGTTCAATCCAAAGGCTGGTGGTTCAACCAACAAACGGGCGGTAATTTTGACCCGAACGCTGATATCACCATCGTCCCTAGCAACGTAGGCGATGAGTGGTCGGCCACTATTCCAGAAGAGGCTCGTAGGTATATCACCATCCGAGCCGCTCGAATCACTCAGACGCGCCTGATTGGCTCTGAGGAACTTCAAAAGTTTAGCTACAATGAAGAGCTTGTATCTCTGGCTATCCTTCAACAAGCTCACGTCCGTAACTCCAACGGAGAGCTAACCTTCACAGCCTTCCCATCGGAACTCCGAAACCTCGGTATCGACGAGGTGATGTTCCTTCAGGGAAACATGGAGGAAAAACTGGCTCACCTCCGTCTTGGTACGGAAATAGCCAACATCGACAAGATAAAGGCCGA